TGGCCGTCAGCGCCTCGCGTCTGGCGTCTGCCGAGCCCTGCACCGCCGCAGCTTCGGCGCGCTTGGCGCGGGCCGTTGCGGCCAACTGCTCAACTTCAATCTCGCGCAGGCGATTTGTGGCCTGCGTCGCAGCGGCATCATCGCCCCGGGCCTGGGCGAGTTTCAGCATGCCTTGCTGTTGTGTCTTCTGCAGGTCGAGCGTGCGGCGCGTCAGCTCGATTTCTGATCGCTCGACATCGAGCGCGCTCTTGATGGCCTCTGTCTTCTCGGCCGCTGCCCTGGCCACAGCGCTCATGCCATCCGCAGCTTGCTCAGACCCTTTGCCCAGCGCCTCGGATTGCTTACCCGCTTCTGCTGCCGCGCCGCCAAGACCATCTACCTGGGTGCCCGCTTCGGCCGACGCCTCACCCAGACCATCGAGCTTCCCGCCTGACGTGGCTGCGCTCTCACCCAGATCAACCACATTTTCTGCAGCATCGTCCAAGCCAGTGGTCAAATTCTTGACGCCCGGAAGCCCATCGTCCTTGGCGGAGATGAGGAATTCGACGCGTTTTTGCTCTTGGCCCATTGCATGAATGTCTCTCGCCAAGCGCAAATAACTAAGGCCGACATCAGTCGGCCTTAGTGCTTCAAAAGTGGCGGGAAATCAGGCCTTGCGCACCCGATAGAACTTGCTGGTGTCTTCACCCGTCTTCGTGGGGTCCTCCACCAGGGTGCCCTTGACAGGCAGCGTCGAAAAGCCCTGCTCAGCCAGCAGTGCGATGCTCGATGCCACGCCCTGGCTCACGCGCCAGATGTCCACGACAGAGGGCTTTTTCGTCCCCGTCTCGTTCAGCCCTTCAAACATGAGCTCCAGCTCCGCGGCCTCGGCGGTCAGCGCTTCAATGACTGCGTAGCTTCCGTAGTCATAGGCCAGGAACACCGTGTCTGCTTCAACAAGGCCGGAGGCCTCGGGATACACATACACACTGGCCGTGTCCACCTCGTAGTTGCCAGCAGCCGGCACCAGGTCACCGGTCGGGTGTTGGTAGCTGACCCAGAAGGCCTGTCCGTTCGTGACGCCGGGCGCGGTGGCCGCCACCTGGATCTGGCTGCCGCCGTTGACCACGGTGTAGTTGCCGGCCGCAGCAAGCTCGGTGGCCGCGCCCAAGGTGGCACCCGTCTTAACGACGACGTTCGTGACATCGCTGTTCGCCAGCGTGATCAGATCGCCCTTGTCCACGGCCAGGTGCTCTTCGTCAGTCACGGTCGCGGTGCCAGGAGCGGCTCCCTTGTAGACCCGAACGTTTGTGATGTCCATGTGAGCGGTGCGCAGCTTGCCACCCAATTGCACCGTGTGCTGTTCCGCCGTCACCGAACCGCTCTCCACGCCATGCACGGTAGCCTGGCTGGCGCGGGCAACGTTGGTCACACTCAGATCAGCCAACTGCATCTCGATCTGAGCGGCTGTGACGCGGCGCAGAGCAGCGTAGGCGCCACCGCCTCGTCGGGTCATGTTCGGCTGCGTCTCCTCGCTTTCGGCATGCGTCAGTTCCAGCTTCAGCACGTTGCCGATGGGGAAAAAGCTCCCCGTCGTGCCGTACTTGCGGGCAGATACCTGACCGACCATGGCGGTCGGTTCGAAAACGCGCTTGATGATATTTTGCGAACTCATGGGTCAATCCTTGTTGCTGATGGTGGTGGGTGATACGACGCCGGCATCGCGCAGCCAGCGGGCGGTTTCGGGATGCACCGAGATCTCGGCTCCAGGCGGGTGCTTCTTGCCCAGGTGCGTGTGCTCGCGGTCGAGCGTCACGCGCTCCATGGCGGGCGCTTTGGCGCGCCGCCTGGTCGGTTTTTTGTCCGGGGTTCGTGTGCTCATGGCTTTCTCCATTCGACCCAGTTGCGGGTCTTGAACTCCAGTGCGGCGCTGTGGCACAACAGTCCGGCGAAGAACACCGGGCCAGCGTTGGCCACCTGCACACCGCGCTCCTGGAACGGGCCGGCGCCGATCAGGCCGGGCAGGCCCAGTGAGCTGTCCACGCGAACGGCATCGCGCATGCGCTCGACCAGCTCATCAAAAATCAGCTCGCTGCTGATCGCGTCTTTAAACGACAGGTAGCCGCGCACCAGCCAGGTGTGTTCGTTGAGGATGCGGCCGTTGGAGGTTGTCTCCGCCGTCCCTGTGCGCCGGATGTACCAACCCCGGATGTGCGGCTCCGCCGCGAAGGCATCCGCTGCCGGGTCGGCGTGCGTGTACAGGTAGGCTTGTTTAAAGCCCTGCTCGCTGCTGGCGTAGCGCTCGCACGGGTGCACCACGCCCACGGCGGGTACCGCGCCCAGCAGGGCCTGCAGCGCGGTGCGCGTGGTGGCCAGGGTGGATGGCACGCTCATGCTGCAACGCCCCCAGCCAGTTGGGCGGCAATGCGCCCGGCGGCCCGCTCAAACATCGCCAGGATCTGCCCCTCGGTTGCCTCCACGGCGTGCCCCATGGGGTGCTGTGCGGGCGTTCCCTCGCGGGCGATCTTGCGGGCCACCAGGAAGGCCACGCTCTTGGCTTCCTTGGGGTCGCTGATTCCCAGCACGGCCTTCACCCAGGGGATCAGGGCGGCAACGGGCGGCATGTGCGGCTTGGTGCCCAGCTCAATGAAGAGGGCGCTGGGCTGGCTGCTGCCCACCACACCCAGTACACCAGCGGGCGTGCTGAATACGTCGGAAATGATGCTCGCGGCCGTCAGGCCAGAGGCGCGGGGCAGGTTCTCCTGCCACTCGCGTTGCACCAGGAGGGTGGCCTCGGTCGCGGTCGCAGTCAGCTCCTGGCGCGTGAACTCGGGCGCCTCGCGAAACCCCTTCGCGATCGCATCCAGGTTGCCCACGCTGATCGTCAGGTTCACAGCCCACCTCGCTGCACCAGGCGGTGGCGTGGGTTGCGGCTGGGCCAGCTCACCACGCCCGCGGCCGCAGAGCCTGGCGCGCTGCCGCTGCCCGTGGCCTTGAAGGGGTCTGTCAGGCCAATGCCCACGTAGTAGGCCGAGCGCAGCTCCTTGGAACGGGCGGCGAACTCGCGCGCACGCGTCTCGGTCATGCTCGCGTCTGAGCCCAGCATGGTCTCGCGCTGTGCGCTGTAGTGGGTGGCCAGCTGGTGGCACAGCAGGTGCGCCGCATACTGAGCCACCGCCAGGCGGTGCATCAAGGGCACCGTGTCAGCCGTGGCCGACAGCTCGTGCTCGGCCATGAACGTGACGTGCACCTGGTCGCCCACCGGCACGAACGTGGCCGCCATGAGCTGCCAGCCCTCTGGCGACATGTAGGCCGCAACGTCGATCAGCGACATCGGGTCGCGGCCGATCGGGTACTCGGCCTGTTTGACCCATGCGCTCTCCGTCCAACCCTGCGGCACCGGCGCCAACGAGTTCGCCGCGAACATCACGTCGTCCACCATGAGGCGGGGCCGGTCCGCGCTGTACTGCAGGCGTGCCGCTTCCAGCGCGCGGGCGCGCGTATCTGTAGTGAGCACCTCGCCCTGGTCGCGCGCGAGGTCACTGAGCAGGGCTTGGAAGTCGGCCAGGGCCATGGGTTCGGTCGGTGTTTAAAAGTCGGCTGGGTTGCCAAAGACTCCAGGTGCGGGGTCTTTGACAACCCACCCCTTGCGGGGTGGGCCGGGTGCTTTGGCAGGCCACCAGCCTGTTGCACACCAGGTGCGAGCCAGGGCCATCACAGCCCTTCGAAAATTCGTCAGGCCACCACGGCCTTGGTGAAGGCGCGGTAGTCGGTCACCGCGCCGCCGTAGATGTGGCGAATCTTGTAAGTCAGCTTGTCGGCTGAGAACATCGAGCCCACGTTGGGCGTGTCCTGCACGAAAAGCTCCGGCTCTTCCTTGCCGTCCATGAAGCCCATCTCGATGCCGGGAATGTCGGCCGGGTCAGCGGCCGTGCACCAGTCGTTGGCATCGGTCCAGTACCACACCGGGATGATGTTCATGGTCAGGGACTGGATGAACGTCTTCTCGTTGTTGGTGGACAGCTTGTACAGGTCGACCGCAGCTTCCTGCAGGTCGGCAGGCACCACCAGGCGCGACGGCGCGATGCCGATGCGGTCGTCGCTGGTCAGCTCGGTCTGCTTGAGCATCGCCAGGCGGTGGATTGCCAGCTCGGCCTTGGACAGGGCGGCCGTGAACAGGTTGGCGTGGTCCACATGGAACAGCGCCTTCGTGTCGTAGATCACCGGGTTGGCGCGCAGGAAGTCAAACACGAACTTCGCCAACGTGCGCTTGGCGGCGCGCGACAGCTTCGTGGGGATGCGACGGATCACGCCCACGTCGTCGTTCTTGACCATCTCCAGCGTGATGTCTTCCGTGCCGCCCTTCTTGCCCGCCTTGTAGGTGGCCTCTTCGTCGCCCGGGCTGGTCAGCGGCAGGTAGTCGGCGCCCTCGGCCACATCGGGCAGATCGCCGTAGCCGCCCCAGCGCGTGCGGTGCTGCATGCGGAAGTCGTTAATCGGCACCACGTTGACCAGCTGGCGCCAGCCGTCGAAGTCCACGGCTGCGCGGTACTCGGCCAGCATGCGCCGCGTCACGCTGTCGCCCAGCACTTCGGCCAGGGATGCGCTGCCCAGCGATTCCACCAGGCGAGACTGGTCGCACTCGCGCAGCCGGCCGGTCACCAGGCGGTCACCGGTCATCTCGATGTAGCACTCCTTGAACGACTGCACCCGGCCATGGTCCTTGTGTGCCGGGTCCCAGAAGGCGTCCAGCATGTCGCGCATGGTCAGGCTGCGGTCACCCACGGTGATCGCGCCGTCGCCGAACACCGGCACGCGCACCGAGCCGCTCT